TGGAATCGACTTCAAAGTCTTTGGCGGGACCTTTTCCGTTCAAGATGGTGACTCCATCTACCATCATGCTGACAGCGGAAGGGACAACAAAACGAAGTGATTTTCGGGAGCCGACTGACTTGTGGTTTGACCCGGCGTTCTTCATTGTACTTGGGATGGATGCGGCTGAGAAATAGAAAGTACCATCCTTTGCGATGTACGCATTCTTTGTGGCTTCTTCACGAGGTCCAGCCCGTTTGATTTCAACTCTCCGTGTGTTGCCTTTCTGTTCCGAGTCTTCACCAAAACGGTGTATCAACAACGGGGTGATTCCACGAATTTCAACTGTGATCGTCTTCATGCTGATCTCCTGTTAAAAGTAAAACCCATACCATACCATACCAAACCCCACTTTACCTAACCTTGCCTTACCCCAACAGACCATACCCAACCACACCCCAATGCATCTGGTTTCACTTGTTACCTATCTTGTCCGCTAACCCCGCTGCCTCAAGATACAATGCATCGGCACCAAACATTTCTACGTTGCAATCGTGCTCAACCTCTTTCAGGCAATCGGAGCACAATGTCTGTGTAGCAAATCGGGGAATGAAAATTGTGCCACAATCACACGTTCTACTTTTTGTCGCTCGCGTTTGTATGCCGAGTTTTTTGCTTTTCATAAAGGAGACTCCAACCGCCTCTTGATGTCTGTTTCACGAACTTCCTTATGCCGAGCTTCGATAGTGGCTAGGGGGTCAGCTTTGATTTTATCAAGACAGTTTACACACGAAGGGACACGTTTGACATCGGAGTCCCTCCAGCCAGTTTTAACCCTCACGGTCACAGACCATTCCCCATGGCAAAGCCAACACCGACCTGATCCTTCACCTTTTGGTTCAGAGTTCAGGATAAGCACCAACGGTTTCAGTGGGTTGTCCAGCGTTGTCAGCGCTGCTTGCAATTCATGGTAGGTCTTGAACTCCTGGCCTGGAAGGTAATCGCTGGTCCAAAGCTCTTCCCACGCAGCACCCCGTTTCTTTCTAGTAGCTTCCAGTTGAACCCCAAACTCCTCATTCCGGTTGGTTTGACGGGCAAAGCCTTTTGCTCCGTCACCGAACATGGTGGTTCTCATTGGTAGTGTGTCAGGAAGTTTCATGATCAGCAATAATCGTGTGGGTTAATCCGGCGGAATACCGAAGGGATCAACTTCACTTCAGCCCACGGGTACATGTGTTCTGCGATCCGGTCAGCAATCACCTTGTTGGCATTGCATTGCGGGGAGTGCTTCCAAAACACTACGCCTTTCTTTGGATGCACAACCCAGTAACAATCTTTGAAGTGCTCGATCAATCCGGATGGAGGTATTGTGGCTTTATTCAGTGGGACGAATCGCAGGTGCTTATCTGTTTCACCCACAGGATTCTCCCTCAAGCTCGTTGCGCTCGGCCCACCACGATTCCACCTCGATCACGTCAACGTCTTTTGTTTTGCTATTCACTGCGCGTTTTTGGCAAACACTGTAGGGCACCCAGTACAGTTTCCCTTCAATCGTGCAGGCGAACGCTAAACCTGTCCTAGAATCATTTCCAATATCACAGTCTGTAATCTTGACGTAGCGATCACTCATATTTCCTCTTTTCTGGCAGGAAACGCTTCTCCACGTTATACCATTCTCGGATTACCGCTTCGCGCAATGCCTCTGGTGTTTTGGGTGCAGCTTTCCCTACGGTTTGCAGAAACTCTTGGCCGGCCTCGATGTCTTCAATTCCGTAGCCGAAACGGATGTTGAACTCACACTCGCGGAATGGCAATCCAATCTTGTTCTTTTTGCACCGTGCCTTGATCCGCACCGCGTACGGACGCTCTATCTTACTGATAGTGCGCCGGAGCGTTTTGGTTTGTGACAGCCACAGGATTTGTGATGCGTAGAAGTCCAACGCTTTGCCACCGCTGCGGCTGTGCTTCTCACCGAACATTGCACCGATATTGTCACGCACCTGAGAGATGATCATCACGCAGATGTTCTGCTGAGTCAGCCTGCGGACTAAGCGCCGGAACAGCTCGGAGAGCTTCTTCGCCTTGGCTGCGCCAAAGGAACCCTGACCAATCTCGCGTTCCATCTCCGCTGCGTCACTCAAGGCGTCGAGTGAATCGATGATGTATAGTCCGGGATCGTTGATAATTCCCGGTTTCTTTTTGTAGGTATTATCAAGATCCCCAAACACTGCCTCTACCGTGTCTAGATCATGCTTCTCCTCTACTCGCCCCATCGGGATACCAAGTGCCTTAGCGTAGTCCTCGTCAAAAGCCGACTCCGCTTCCACATATCGAACCCAACCGTTGTCGTACTTCAGGAAGAAGTTAGCTATCGCCTCCATCGCGAGCAAGGTCTTGCCGGTGCTGCGGTCACCGACTATGTTAACCACCCGGCCCAGAGGCCATCCACCTCCCAGTACACAATCAAGGACAGTGCACCCGCTGGGGATGAACTGATAATTTTTCTTCTCGGAAGAGAAGTAGATACCGCCATCCTCTTCGGGCGCACCGTCTATTGAATCACGCAAGCGTATACGGGTACGGCCTTTCACAAATGGGCGATTCACTGATGGTGATCCTTTCGGTGGCTATTTCTTACCAGTGGTGCTGCGGAGCTTCGCGCGCCAACCATCTTTCCCACTGGCGGTGGGCTTCTCTGGTATTGGAACCCCAAGTTGCTCGGCAACCCAGTTGTGCATCTCTTCATCCGACGTGAATCCTTCCTCAGGAAAGGTCAGATTGAACGCCTCGCCAAGAGTACCAATTCCATCTTCGTCCATCTGGGTGATCTCTTCGTACGTCGGCTTGTCATCTTCCACTTTGGCAGCGGCGACCGGTATTTTGCTTCCGCGCAGAGCAATCCGTGGTTTGGATTCTTTAGGGCTTTCGTCCTTGTCCGTGGATTCTGCCTGGGCCGCAATACCAGAGAGTGCGTTCTTGACGTGGTCGTAGTCGTGGTAGACGAGTTTCTCGTCTATCGAGTTATCACATACATATTGAAGCCACTTAGCTGCAACGCCCTCGTCTTCCGACAGGGGGCTTGACCGTCGAGCGATCTCGATGCTTTTGTACTTGGTCGTCTGTCCCTGACCCTCACGGATGAATGTCACATCGTAGCCGTTGACTGGATCGTCTACGGCGTATATCTCGCCCGTCTTCTTGTCAACGGAGCGGCCACAGATGTCGGAGTCAATTGTGGACGGCATGTTCCAGATCAGTGGGCCTTTCCCCTCTTGGTCACGATCAATCAGATAAATCGCCACGCGCTGGACCGGCCGCAGTTCCTGAACTAGTTCCTCTTCCCCGGCGGATTTAGCACGGGCGCGTTCCTCGCAGACCGGGCAGGGTTCCCCTCTCATCTTGTCGGTGCACAAGTACGCGGCCTCGTCCGCGCCGATACCATAGTGAACGTATAGGGTGATTCCGTATGCCTTCCAATCGTCACGCTTGTCCGGTGGGGGCGGCAGGATGCGGATAGCGTTGTCACCGACTTTCGGCGTGAAGAACTGGATTCCCTGGTCGAAGAAGGAATCCTTTGTTCCGCGCCGCTGTGCGCGCTCACGCAATTCCTCTGCGGATGGCGGCCGATAGTTGAAGGAACCCGCTCCCGCAGTGGTGCGTCGGACGGCGGGTTTACTGCTCTGGGTGCTCGTCTTGCCTCTGACTAGTATTGCCATGTAGTATTCTCCTGATGTAGTCACGTTTGGAACGGAAAAATGCTGCTGACCCGACGCGCACGGTAACATACACGATTATCAGCAGTATCGGTGAAACAATGATTGCCGTTGTAATAACGGAACCGATGTCCATCACGAATCCCTATTGCTACGGGCGTTGTGTAGCGCAACGCGGCCTTGATCCGCCCCTGCACCACGGCGAGCACTGACCGCACTCTGCACCGTGAAATAACCCGCAGAGTATTGCCCAGTCAGCTCACGAATCATCTTCGCGCGCTGATCAAAAGCCGATCGCAAGTTACCCCAGTAATCTGCGTCTCGCCGCTTACGCTCGTAGCCCGAGGTAGCGTCTTGATGCTTTTTGTGCTGCACAACCTGATCATATATCGCACCCTCAGTCATTTTGGTTTCCGACTTGCGCTGGCGAATCTCACTGGCCAATTCGGCATCTGTTCTGGCAAGAGACTCTTTGGCTTCATCACGGATTGAGACCGCCCGCGTGTGGTGATCACACACATCAAGGAATACCTGAGCCTGCTCCTCGGCTGCGGTGTCCAACGCATGCCGATCAAGTTTAATTTTATCACGATAGCGACCGAGTTCCAATTCTGCATCAGGTGAACCTCCGGTCTGTCCGGTGCGCGGTCGTATGAATTGTGCCATGTTTGGGTTTCCATTTCAAAATAAATTATACCGGCGTGCGCAGCCGAATCGGTTTCCCGGCTGCCGGAGGATTCCAACCAAAGTCAGTTGAGTAGAATGTACCAACTTCCTCCTGGTCAGCCCAGTTGGGGCCAATTGAAACTTCAATTGAAAGTGGGACAATGAGGAATGGTAAATCGATGACACACATATCCCTAGCCACTCGCTCAATATCGTCCTCAACGCTTTCTTCTGGAAAGTTGAATGTCAGATCATCGTGCATATTGATTATTGGTTGATATTGGTGTTGGCCTTCCTCGTAAGCCGAGTGGCTCAGCTTGGCTTGTACCATCATCACGAGTTGTCCAGCGGTACCCTGAACGGGTGTGTTAATGATCTCGTTTTTGGAAAGTGGTTCGTGCCGACGGAACCCAAACGCGGTTTCCACATAACCGTGTTTCCAGTAGAACGCTTCCAGCTTCTCTTGCCAATCCAGTACAACCCGATATTTGTCCCAGAACTCTTGGTAATGCGGTTCCAGAATCGATATTGGTATCTCCCGCTTGAATAGAGAACTCATCGCGTAAGCAACGCTCTCTAATGAGCTACCATAAAACAACGGAAATGTCCATTGGTTTTTTATATAATCCCGTAGGTGCTTACGCGACTCCTTTGTTTTTAACATGCTCCTATCGAAGGCCGTTCCTAACCGATCAGTCCAGTCTCCATGAATGTCGTACTTGGCAAATATCTCCTTGCAAAGCACCGGGTCTTGGCTCAGTGCAGCGATTATGCGCGCTTCAAGCTGACCAAAGTCGAACGCAACCATGTGATGCCCGGGAGGAGCGCAAATAACCCGGCGGATTTCTCGGTGCTCGCGCTTAGGCCATTGCTGTAGTGGGGGGTCTTCACACGCTGCTCGTCCTGTTGCGGTGACCAGTTGGCTGAAGTTGGCGTGGGCTAGTCCATCATCACAGACGTATTCACCGCCTTCTGGGAATTGGTCAGATGGGGCGTCCAAAAGTTTTGCGACGTATTTAGCCAGATTTCCACTGGTCGTGCGCATGTCGAGTAGCATTGCAGCTACCGGATGGCTGAACTTTTCTAGGATGTCTTCGGTAAGGCTGTACTTAAAATCACGGCGGTCACGGTTTGGGTGGGGAACTTTTAGAAAATCGCGGAAGAACCGCTGAATATCCGGATTGGATGTTGGCTTAAATTTGCCACCGTTGGCATTGGTGAACTTCTGTACGTCTGTATTGTTCAAAATGTTCAGGGTGACGGTTTCTTTGCGCTTGACCAGCTCTTTGCTGAACTGCTCGATAACGGGTAGATTGCGGTGTACTCCTCTAGTTTGCATCATCACAAAAGACGGGGTGACTCGGTTTACCTCATTGTAGGCAGCTGTAAGGCCACAATCTTCCAATTGTATTTGGAGTACTCTTCGAAGAGCATCGGTGTACTTTGTGTCAAGCGCGTTGTACTTGAGCACATCTGATACGGGATAGGTATCAAGTTTCTTTGTGTCGAGGTTAGAGAGCTTTTTAACATTGAAGCCGAAGTGTACTTCCGTGAGGGCCTCAAGTGATTTTCCTCGGCGTTCATCTAATACGTGAGCCATCGCCGCAGTGTCTTCCCAGGATACTTCATAAGCGATCTTTGAACCAAATTTGTGTACCAGCCAACCCATTTCAAACTTTGTGAAATGTGCACATGTGATTCCTGGTGATAATAGATAAGCTTCCAGCGCGGTGTATATCTGTGAGAGTTGGGATTTGCTCCACTGCGCTTGGGAATGCTCAAGGGAGAAGGCTACGGTTTCCTCGTATGTGCCGATCGCAACGGAAAGAATTCGACTGGTTCGATTGTACGGGCGTAGTTCACTCGTCTCAATATCTATTGTAGAAGCCTCCAACTTTTCAGCCGACTTCAGCCAACTGAGTACGTCATTGAACCCTTGCCGGGTGTAATCCTCAATGGTACGGATACCACTATAGTAGTTTTCAGGTGGCTCAATTTCCGGCGGTGTGAGGCCTGCGGCGTAGTCCGAGAACACCCGGCGCAGGTCGTTCTCAAAGGTGCGCAGCTGCGCATCGTACATCCGTGATCGGCGCGAGTGTAGCAACGCCGCTGGGTGTCCTATCGGGTAGAACCAACACGTGTGGGAGCCAATTTTCACAGGCATCCGTCGGCCACGCCAGGAAGTTATCTTCCGCTCGTCGCCTTTCTTTTCTGAACCAAGAACCCAATTGAGCGGCACTCCACCGAATCCAACAAGTATTTTTGGCTTGCTTTTCTCTATATCAGACACGACCCTAATTCGGCAGCAGGCCAACTCCTGTGGTAAGGGGGCTCTATTCTCTGGCGGGCGACAGTTGATCGTGTTGTCCCAACGGATCTTACTCACCAACTGTGATGGAACCCTAGATCGGATTATCTGTCCAGACTCACCTACAAATTGTTCACCTTCCTCGTCTTCGGTTCTCCCGTTTGCCTCACCTAGAAAATAGAATACAGGCTTTTCCGCTCCGGTAGCGTTTAGTTTTGGGTGGTGAAGCCCGACTGCCTTGTCAAGCGGGCACTCACGGCAGGTGAGCCCAACAGCCTGCGTTGGACGCAGGTGTATCGGCCGCAGTTGTATTTTAATAGCCATCTTGATTCACATAGCCGTGAGGTTGCGGCTCAGAAGAGTCAACCGTTTCTGGTTCAACCTTCTGAGTTTCGTACTCGATCAATTTGGCTAGAAAATGCTGGGCCTTACGCAAATCCTCGATACCATTTTTGTCACGCCACCGGGAAACGTACCGTATTATCTGAGCTTCCATGTACGGTATGTTGTTGGCAAGGACATATGTCCAATGTTGAATCTTCTGTTTCTTATAGTGATCCCCGCCAATCTGAATTTCATTTGCATTAGGCATGGTGGTAGCTTTCCCAGATATGTTCAATTGCCTCTATGATGCCACGCTCATTCGGATTCGGGTTAAGCTGCTCGGTGTAGCTAAGGAACCGTTCGTACACCTCTTCAATAACACGGTTTCCAAGTGCCCGTTCATAACAGCAGTGAAGCATTCCGTCTGAGACGTCGGCAAGGCTCAGCACCCGCTGCTCATTCTCGGTGAGCTTGGATACGGGGATCCCAAGTGTTCCGGTAAGGATGTCGTTTTCCATCTTCTTCAGTTGCTCACGTATGCCGAGTATCCGCTTTGCAGGCGCTGGCATGTCCCCCAGGGTGAGTTCTGGTACATCGTGCATAACCGCTGCAAGCAATAACTCTGCCCGAGGCAACCCACCCCAGAGTATTACACACAACCAGGCCACCCCAAAGGTATGCTCACCCACGGTGTCCGTGGTCACTGTTGGTACGGAGTGATACCGTTGAACCATCCCGGCGAGTAGAAGGTACCAGAGCCTTCCTGGTTCATCTAGAGGTACTCCTGGCTCGATTGTTTCTGGCCATAGGGGCCTCATCAACTTACTACGCGGTGACACGGTTGGCCTCTCGTCTACCTATCCAATCACAACACGCAGTCTTCCAATCAGTAGCCTCAATCGCCTCCGCCGCCAACCTGCCGTTGTTCTTCTTTCGCTTACGGTCGTGCCAGCTGGCATACATCGGCGCAGCCACCTTGTCGAAGAACGGCTCGTGAAACGCAGTATCTCCAGCCGGGTCCGACATGAACCGACTCAGGTCAAGATCAAACGCAGCCTGGTCAACTTGAATCAGTGGGTAGGGCTTTACCACACTCTCGGCATATCGATCATCACAACCGATAATCATTGGATCAGTCGGTGGGTAGCCTTTGAGTTCCAAGTACGCATGGAAATTGTTGCTGAACTGCCGGTAGACGCCAACAGTTAGACCTAGGCTGCTTGCCGTGTACTCATGTAGATAACTGAAGTGCACGGAA